CGCGCGATGGCAGTCTTACTATGTCTCCCGCGACGGCAGCGACCGCTACAGCGGCTACTGGGGCACCGTGACGGACCCTGACGGCAGGGTCAGGCAGCGAGACACGGACGCGGAACGGTTGCAGTACGTCGAGGACATCGCGGAAGAGCTGGACTTTGCGGCATCGCTGCCAGTTGGCAGGTCTCTTGACATCGGCTGCGGTCTTGGATGGTTTTCCCAGTCATTGCCGACAGGTTGGCTGCGATATGGAACCGATCTATGCCAGGATGCCGCTATTAAGTGCTCCGAAGCCGGAATCACGATGCTGCCGGCGGACCTGCGAAGCATGCCGACTGCGGCGTTTGATCTGGTGATTATGCACCACGTCATTGAGCACATGCGAGATCCATGCGGAGCCATGTCGCTCATAGGGCAGTCGGCAAAGATGGGTGCGTGGCTGATACTGGGGACGCCTGACTTTTTCAGCCCGTGCGCCCAGCGGTTCGGCGAAAACTACCGGCTGCTGCATGATGAAACTCACGTCAGCCTGTTTAGCCTGGAAAGCATGACGCGATTGCTGACGGACTACGGGTGGACAGTGAAGGCTATCCGGTTCCCGTTCCCGGAGCGATACGCGACGGCGGAGACAATGGAGCGATGGCGGGATACGTCGAAGGTCAGTCCGCCGTGGCCGGGGAACTTTATGACCTTCTATGCACAGCGGGGAGGCTGAGCGATGAAACTTTCCAACGGACGCGAAATCGGACCAGGGCATCCGACGTACGTGATTGCCGAAATTGGCATCAACCATAACGGCGACCTGGAGCTGTGCGGCGAACTCATCGCAGCAGCCAAGGACGCCGGGGCCGATGCGGTGAAGTTCCAAAAGCGGACGGTTGATATTGTCTACACGCCGGAAGAACTGGCGGCACCGAGGCAATCACCCTTCGGCGAAACCAACGGCGACTTGAAGCGCGGGCTTGAGTTCGGACGCGATGGATACGACTTCATCGACCGAACTTGCAAGCAAGTCGGCATTGACTGGTCGGCGTCGTGCTGGGACGTGCCGAGCCTGGAGTTTATCGAGGGGTACAATCCGCCGTGGCATAAGGTGGCGGGGCCGAGGGTCGGGCATCGCGGGCTACTTCATCGAATTGCGAAATACAAGCGACCGGTGTTTATTTCATGCGGAATGAGCACGCGAGATGAGTTACTGGAAGCATGTAGTGTGATTATCGACATTGGATGCAACGCAATACCGATGCACTGCGTCAGCAGCTATCCGACGCTTCCGCAAGACACAAACCTAAGATTCATTGCCGATTACTGCGGGCATATTGGCTACTCAGGCCACGAACTCGGAACGGCAATCAGCATTGCGGCGGTCGCCCTCGGTGCGTGTGTGATCGAGCGACACTTCACCATCGACCGCAACCTGTGGGGAAGCGACCACAAAGTTAGCCTGGAATCAACCGAGTTCGCGGAAATGGTCAAGGGCATCCGCGAAGTGGAAGCAGCGTTATCGGGGACTGGTTCGCGGCGGTCGGGGATTTACGACTGCGAGCGGGGAGCACGTGAAAAACTTTGGAGAACAACGGATGGCGGGGAGAAAGATTGCGATTCTGGGCAAGGCACCGGACAGCCTTGCGGGAGCACCGCTGGATGATGAGTCCTGGGAAATCTGGACGATTAACGATTCGGTGTATCGGGGGCAAGTGACGCGGTGGAATCGCCACTTCGAGCTGCACCCAATCGACTGGACGAAAGAGGCCGGCTATGACAAATACTTCGAGTGGCTTTGCGAGACGCATGATAAGCCTATCGTGCTCCGCGAACTCGTTTCGGAAGTCGTTAGCGGCATCGCATATCCTCGTTCAGAGGTTATTGCACACTTTGCGGGACCAGGGGCGGACTACTTCACGAACACCATATCCTGGATGCTGGCACTCGCCATCTGGGAGCTGGATGTTGAAGGCGACAAGGAAGGCGAAATCGGTCTCTGGGGAGTCAATATGGCGCAGCATGGCATCGGCGGGAAGTCGGAGTATGCCAAGCAGCGGCCGTCGTGTGAGTTCTGGGCTGGTATGGCGCGTGGCCGTGGGTACAAGTTCCACCTGCCAGACGCTTCGGACTTGCTCAAGACGGGCGTCCTGTACGGGTTCGACCAAGGCGGGATGCTCTGGACGAAAATGAGGGAACGCGACAAGGAACTGCAAGGGCGGATTGATACGGCGGCACAAATGAAGGACCGATGCGCCCAAGAGGAATTGTTTCTTCGCGGTGCCCTGGAATGCAACCACTACTGGAAGCAGTGGATTAACGACACGAAAGGGTATGCGACATGATGGTGCGAATGGTTACGACCTGCGCTGGTCCCGATGGGGTCTACTGTGCTGGTCAGGTCTACGACATGCCGCGAAAACTTGCCGAGCAACTGCTGCTTGGCGGGGCTGCTGGTGACGTTCCAGCCGCAGAGGAAATCGAGCCGTCGCAACTAAACCAACGCGAGGCTGCGGCAATGAGCGGCGGACAGCAGGCAACCTTGCTCCGAGGGACGAAACGTGCTCGGCAATAGCCACTACCTCGACCAACTGCGGAAGTACGCATTGACGCCATCCACGGCGAGCAGGACGCTCGCTGTCGATGTCGGCAAGGTGCATCGTCGCGCCAGGCTTGCGAGCCATGAGGATGACGACATTCTGCGGGACATGATCGAGGAAGCGACGGACGAACTGGAGACGGAAATCGGACGTGCGCTTATCACGCGAACCTACACGCTCAAGCTGGATAGGTTCCCGTATGGCACGGACACGATCAAGTTGCCAGTCGCGCCCGTGCGTGCAATTACCAGTATCGCGTACATCAACAGCAGCGGCACAACGGTAACGTGGTCGTCGTCGCTATATCAGGTAGATGCAAGCCAAGAGCCAGGGCGAATCTACCCAGCCTACAATCAGGACTGGCCGGATATTCGCAGTTGCTCTGACGACCTGAACAGCGTGACGATTACCTTCACGGCGGGCTATGGTTCGTGCCCTGACGACATCCCGCCGATGGCACGCAAGGCGATAACGTCCAAGGTGGTGTCTGATTACACTGGGTGCGAAGAGGATACGCGAAACCAAATGAACGCTTGGCGAAACGCGGTGAACCTGCTGAAGTGGGGCGAGTGATGGCCGACTGCTGCCGAGTACCGCCGAAGATGCTACGCCACATCGGACGCCTACAGTCCGATGCAGGTGCCGGCACGTTCGACACGCTCGGACAGGAAACGAACAACTGGACGAACGAAGCAACGATTCATTGCATGGTCAAGCCGCTCAGCGGGCAAGAGCTGGAAATCGCACGGCAGCTATACGCACAAGCGGCGTATGAGGTGGTGTGTCGCTATCGGGCTGGCATTACAACGCGGCATCGGTGGAACTTCAGCGGGCGAATCCTAAACATCGGATACGTTGACGACTTCGATACCCGATCCGATGTGCGAATGCTGTGCAAGGAGGACGCTCCAACGGCGTGAATTATGGCAAGTCGCATTAATGACAAGCTGCGAATCGAGATCGAAGGTGCCGCAGAGGTTGCCGCGAATCTCAATGCGTTTAAGGCTGGCAAGGCCAGGAAGATGATGCGTTCCGGCATGACAAAGGCTCTGCGACGATTGCTGAAGAAGGTGAAGGCCGCCGCACCGCACGATAGCTATGCACTATACAAGTCACTCATTTCCGAGACGCGAACCGAGAAAAAAGACAAGATAATCATCGGCGTGGTCGGCGTTGCCAAGCAAGGCTCGTACACCTATACGACCCACGACGGCAAGCAGAAGCATCCGAACATTTATGGTTACGCGGTGGAACGCGGAACCGTGGAGCGATACACGAAGAAGGGAAAGCGGCTCGGTCGCGTAAGGGCAGCGGCGTTCATGCAGAACACGCTGGACGGATTCCGAGGTGAGTTTGACGCGATTTATCAGCAAGCGGTCAGTGAGGCGATCGCACGGGAGTTCGCAAAGACCAAATGAGCCTGCCATCCGATATTCGCACTTTCGTTACAGCATCAACGAGCATATCCGCCGTGGTCGGAACGCGGATGCACTACAACCAACTGCCGCAGCCGTCGATATACCCGCACCTATGGTTCCAGCGTCAGGCACGCGAGGAAGAGCTTGACATGGGCGGAGTCGGCGGGCTTGCGTTGAGCCGATTCGATATTGAGATTAACAGTACGTCGCCATCGGTCGCCATTAGCTTGGCAGACAAGGTGCGCGGACGTTTGCACGGATACCGGGGAGCGATGGGGGCAACCACTGTTCAGATGGCAATGGTAGCTGACCAGGACGATGACTACTTTGTGAAGTCGAATGATGCGGACAGCGGCATTCATACGGCGGCAATTTCCCTGGAGCTGTGGCACGAGGTCTAAATCATGGCAAAGAATATCGGGTTCGGTTCGCTGTTCGGCACTTCGACAGGTGCCATCGGGCAGGTCGTTTCGATGTCGTTTTCCGGCATGGAGTCGGCGGACGTGGAGACGACCGCTTTGGATTCCACGACGAACTATCGGCAGTACAAGCCGGGACTGCAAGAGCCGGGCGAGCTGTCGGTGCAGGTTCAGTACGACAAGATTCTGGCGAGCCACAAAGCATTGACGGCACACTTCAACAGCCAAACCGTACTGGAAGGGTTCTATGTCGGCTTCAACGGCTCGACGACGGACACCGACACGTTCGGCGGATACGTCAAGTCGCTCAGCCGAGAGGTTCCGCTGGGCGAACTTCTGACAGCGACGTTTACCATCAAGCTGTCGGCCGCACCTGGCTTGACGGTCTCTTAATCGCAACACGGGGAGCACATGGACGAAGGATTAAAAAGGGCGCTGGCGGGCGAGTATGAGGAGCGAGACTTTCATGGTGCGAAGGTGCGAATCAAGCATCTTTCGGCTAATGCGAGACTCGACATGGTGGAGAGGTATAGCAGCGAAATCGACGGCGAGAAGGCGGTCGGGTTCTACCTTGAAATCATCACTCGCACGGTGGAAGGCGTCACGGAAGGCGATGCGGCGACGTTGCGAGAGGCATCGTGGCCACGATTCGAGGAGCTGGCGCAGTTGGCGTTGAGCGTCAACAAGATGGGCGGGCGGGACGTTGAGGGCCTGGCGGGAAACTAACGACACAACCGGAGAGAATGAACGCTTTCCGGTTGTGTAAAATGCTAGGACTTCCGCATCCCGACTTGCTGCCGATGAGTTCCGCGCAACTTGCGGAGTGGTGGGCGTTTTTTATTGCCGAGGAAATAGGGCCAGCGATGGCACCGCAGACACCAGACGAACAACGGGCGATTCTTAAAGCAGCCCTGGGGCGTAAGTAGTGGCCGGCAAGACTTCAATCAATATCGCGATCACGGCGACAACCAGCGGACTTCGCGCTGGGTTGCAGAGTGCATCGGTACAGGTTAAGTCGTTCGGCACTTCGCTCACGACGGCAGGGGTTGCGCTCGGCAACCTTGCTTCCGCTGGCATCCAAGAGGCAATCCAAGGGCTGCGGCAACTCGGCGATGTTATTGCCGATAGCGTCAAGCTGGCCAGCGACTTCGCGGAACAGTCCAGCAAGTTTGACGTAGTATTCAAGGACAACGCCGATGCGGTACGGGCATGGGCTGCTGAGTATGCGGCATCGCTAGGCTATGCAAAACAGGAGTTTGTCCCGTTTCTGGCGTCGGTTCAGGATACGCTTGTTCCGCTCGGCTTCGGCGGTGATGCGGCGAGCGAGGTCTCTAAGAAAATCGTAATGTTGGCGACGGACCTTGCCAGCTTCAACAATATGGACGTTGGAGATGTCGTCCAAAAGCTAACGTCGTCGCTTGTCGGCAATACGGAGAACCTGCGGCAGTTCGGCGTAGTCGCGCAGGAATCGCAGATTAAAGCCGAACTGCTTAGCATGGGGATCGACCCCAAGAACGCCACTGCTATGCAGAAGGCGTTGGCGATTCTCAATATCACGCTGGAAGGAACTGCGGACGCGCAAGGCGACGCGACGCGAACATCCGGCAGCTTTGCCAATCAGATGAAGGCGTTTCAATCGCAGGTCAACGGTCTGAAAATCTCACTAGGGGAGCAACTTCTGCCGCAACTAACGGCCATCATGCCGGAGGTTATATCGCTGGTTCAGGAACTTGCTGCGGGGTTTAAGGTGTTCGCAGCCGAAATGCTTCCGTCATTCGGTGACGCGACAACCAACGCAAAGATATTTGCCGAAGGTGTACGAGCAATAGTGCCGGAAATCGTATCAGGACTAACACTGATTATCGGGCAGGCGAAAGTGCTTGCGGCACCGTTCATCTTCCAGGCGAAATTAGCTGTTGACGCACTTACGTTGATAGCAAAAGCCATCGACGCGATGACCGGCTCAAACATGAGCGCGGGCCTTGAGCGGTTCTCGGAGGATCTTGCCCAGTTGTCGAGCGATGCCCTGTCGAGTGGAATGCAAAACATCAACGACGCCTTGAGCGGCAAGACAGCGGCAGGAGTTCGCGAAGCGATGCAGAAGGCACGCCAAGAGGCACTCGACGCGCTGAAGAAAGAAGTCAGCGTAGACCTACCTCCGCTGGAGGTCGATCTGTCGATGGACATTTCTCCGGCTAGTGAGGCAGGAAAGAACGCACTAAAGCAGATCGTTGATGCTCAAAAGGAATGGCAATCGGTAGGCGAGCGGCTTCGTAAGAGCGTGCAGACGCCGCAAGAGGCGCTGCAGGCACAGGTGGCAGAAGCGACCGAGGCATTTCGTCGCGGTGCTATCAACGGCACGACGTACGCCCGCGTGCTAGGCGACCTGAAAATGGGATTCCTCGACGCGGCAGAGGCAAGCCGGCTCATGGGTGGCTCTGTCGGTGCTGCAACGAAGGGTTCTGCTGAAGGGTTCTCGGCATTGCAAGAGGGAATCCATCAGTCGCTGGCGTTGCGAGACAGGAAGTTCAACGCGGGCGGTGCGGACGCGATTATCGGTGGCGTGCAAAAGCAGGTCGCTAATAATATGAACCTAATGCAAGACCCGCAACAGGCGGCACTTGCAGCGGCTCAGAGAACAGTAGCACAGAATGATGCCCAGACTCAGCTATTTAAGCAGATGCTGGATAGAATGCGAGACCAAAACGCCGTGCTAGAGGATCTGAAACGTGAGTTCATCAATAATCCGCCCGTCAGGATTTTAGGGCCATGACTGTAATAAGTGCAAAGCTGAGCACTACCGGCGTCACTGGAACCGCAGAGCGGGGCGGAAAGCGTGAATACCAGGCTACGTACGTAGTCGTGAGCGATTCAAAGACCGACCACGCACTAACGATTCAAGAGCATTTCCGCAATCAGATAAACTTGCCGCACCCAGACAAGGCGACGGTTTACGCTGTTGGCGGAGAGTACGACCTGACTGCATTGTGTAAAAAGCTGTCATGCAAGCGAGTGGAGGCAAGCGTCGGCACATGGGTCGTCACGGCTGACTTTGGCGACGTGCAGAATACCGAGAAGGGCGAAGACGAGGACGGGAACCCAACAGACGACCCAATAGAATTTGCTCTTGAAATCACTCACCGATTCACAAAGACGAGAAGGCCGGTTCTCGAAGCTGATTATATAGAGGGGTTTATAGGCGATGCCGACGCGACGATTCGCGCTCGCGGAAATCCGCACGCAGTCGTTAACTCGGCTTTCATTCCATATGACCCTCCTTTAGAACGTGACCATTCAAATACAATCGTCACGATAACCGGCAACTTCGATGGACTATTTGACGGTGAAGCCGCTAGGCGATACATGCACGCCGTAAACGACAGGAGGTGGCGCATCGCGCATGGTGATTATTTCTTCGCCGCAGATGCCTACCAATCGAAGATTCAAAACATAACGCCGGACAGGATGCGGACAAACGGGCTTTCATATTGGCGCGTTACGTTTGAAATCGAAACAGATATTTTCGGTTGGCGGCAGACAATCCTGGATAGAGGGACGAACCGAAGGCAGTGCGCTGGCGACGCTGACGGGCGCGGCGGAATAATCGCCAATAGAGATCCAGGGCAGGCGCACTCGGCAACTATTGTCGATGACATAGGCTACGCAGTGACAGAGCCAGTGCTGCTAGACGGCAACGGGCAACCGATCGACGTATGCCGCCAAGATCCGGTATGGGTCACGTGGGCGATCTATCCTGAACTGAACTACCGAGATATTCCGCTGTTAGGCGAAGTCATAGTATAGGAGCCACCAAGCATGGCCGATGAATTTACGCTTCGATATTCCCTGTCCTACGCAAAAGGGCAGGCGCTTGCGTCCATTGCACCAGGTAGCCTGAAGTTTCCGCAAGCAACGCAGGGATTCTTCCAGTCGATCCAGACGATAAACACGACCGCCGAAGAAAACGTCACGATCAGTAACCTGACGACGCCAAGCCTGCTAGTGCTTCAGTCGATGGAAGCAACCACGACCGGCAACTTCGTGGTCTACGGGCCGAACTCCACGGCATACGGCGGACTTGTACCGATTGGCCGACTAGGACCAAAGGACATCCACCACTTGCGACTGACCAGCACGGGACCGACGCTTCGGATGCAGGCGAACACGGCAGCGGTCAACGTGGCAATTTACGCATTCGAGCTATAGACCATGCCCACGCTGTTCTCCGACGACTTTGCCGACGAGATTAAGCGGCAGTTCTACGAGCTGCGGAACAGGGCCGCAGCACTGGAATTGCAGCTAAGGGCTGCGCATCGGCAGACGGCTCGCGAGGACTTCGTTCTGATGCAGGCCAGCAGCGGCAACGCTTTGCCTGCCGTGACAGCCAGCACGACGGGGATCGTCCCTGGAACCGTCACTGATGCCAAGATGCTGACGATTGACAGCAGCGGCAACGCGGTTCGCAACACGTCGGGCAGGTCGTTTGAGGTGTTCAACCTTGGCGGGGAAGTCGCGGCAGGCAAGCCGTTTTGGGCACACCGCGAGTTCAAGACGGGCAAATGGATTGCCAGCGGCTCGGCGGCTGGCGGCGGACTCGTAGCGCCAGTGGCGTACGTGAAGGCCGGTTCGACAAGCGCAACACTGGGCACCACGTCATCGCCTTATGTAACAAAATGGCAAGTCGGGCAGGTCTACTATGATTCAGGTAGCACATTCACCTGTCCCGTTACCGTAACGACCAGCAGCAACGACATTAAATTCACCAGGAGGTTCTCTGGGCACGTCGTCTGTTATCAGGTGTACTCAGTACAGGACAGCTCGACAACAGTTCCGCTTTACGGACAGATTCAGACGGCATTCGCGTGCTCAGCTCCTGGCGTCGTGAAAACGCAAATCGGAGGATCTTGCGATATTGCACATAGAAATGCATTTGTGACGCCAATGCCGACTGTAATAACCGCAGCAATAATAGACGACTCAGCCGGCTATCTACTGAAGCTAGAGGTGTCTGTCGCGACGGTAGATTCAGGCGGCCCGCCAGATGCATGCTTTCGCAGTTCCGCAGTGGCGTTCTTCTATGAAAACGTAACAGGATCGTCCTACATGCAGATAACGACCTAGAGTGCCCCGAACACCAACCGCTGGTCAGTCAGGAACTCGTCTTGCGGATTGCCGGGCTGTAGCTGAATGCCAACCGTGGGGAGCCGTAACTGTACGATCGGATCTGTGATGCGAGGCGACGGGTCAACAGACCACGTTTGTGTTGCTTCATTCCAGCGATGGGACGCGAGCCAGAGGTCGCGATATTCGGGCCGCATCTGCTGGGCTGGAGTCAGCTGGGACCATCGGCGCGGAGTGAAAAACTCAAGGTGGGATTCAGGGGCAACGACAATCCGCCCGGTAATCGGGTCGGTGTGCTTGTAATGCGAGACCTGCCACGAAACGCGGTTGGCAAACGGAAAGTATTCCACGGAAGGCACAACCGGAAACTGTCCAGCAACAACCAAAAGCAAAGCGGCCAACATATCAACACCCCTTTATCTAACAGTCCCTCGGTCGCCGGTACGAGTTGTGCTCCCCGCGACTCTACCGGCTGGCCGGGGGCCATACCAGTATCGGCAGACGATGTTGGCAATTCAAGCTGATTTTGCGTACACTACCGGCAGGAGCCGATAAATCGCGTTGCCACGGAGAGGGTGAAGGCACCATATAAATCCAATCCGAGGGCAGC